GGTACCTTAGACTTAAGCATCTGTCCACCCATAAGGTCACCCATATGTCTGGTGTAAACGTGAGCAAAGATACTATCAGGATCTTGTACCTCACTAATATACTGTACAAATTTCTTTGTAGTCTCAAGTGTAGGTGGAGGTGATGCCTCTTCCCATAGTTCTAAGTAGTCTGCCTTCAAAGCAGATGCTCTATTGATATCAGGGAAATCATATCCCAATACATCTTTATCGAGAGCAGCATTCTCTAATGCTTCATACATTAGGTACTGGTTGTATGCAAAGATTGCATAAGTTCTGGCATCAAGTTTACCAGAGAACATAACCCCGACAAAGGGTTGTTCCTCTGCTGCCTTGTGATGCCCCATCGTAAGTTCTTTAATACTCATTTAGCCTTGCCAGATCATATCAGGCATTTGTTGGGGTGCCTGTCTGCCCACTGTGAACATTAGTATAGCATAACCTAAGAACCATAGCAAGTTTACTATTAAAGACTGTCTGTAAAAGAACTTACGTACTCCCATCGATCTATTAATCCACTTCTCATCTTCATAAGTCATTGGTTCTGACGTTGCCAGTCGTCTTATGATCTGTTCTATAACAACAGCAATAATTGTTGCTATTATAGTTGGATAAAAGATGAAGTCCAAGAAGGACATAAAAATAATTAGAGCTTGCATTTTAAAGTGTGTACTTTTCTTCTTTTTTGCTAGGATCTACAGCAATAATCTTTAAAGGAGCTTGTTCAATTACAAGAGTTTGAGTAGGACCACCGTTCTTACCTACACCATTTCCATTACCATTTTGTCCACTCATTTTCATAGTACCGTCACCTTTTTTAGATGCAGTTTGAATCCCAAAGCTAGCTAAAACACCCGTGAAAACCGAGGCTATGAAAGTAGGATCTATCTTTTGTTGTGGTACCCCTGGGATGGCAACGTAATTTAAAGTCAATATTCCACCGCTCCAAACCAACACGCCAAGGCGAACAAATGTACTAATGATAGCAGCTTGTTCCTCCTGATCTGGTAGGATAGCATCCTTTAATTTTTTAAGAGCACTTTTCTTCTCTTCTTTAACATCCTCTTCAGGAGGTTTATCTTTAATTTCTTCAGACATTTGGGGAAGGATTATCTGGCTTATTTATCAACTCTAACTTTCAGTTGGAGGTTGCTTCTTCTTCCCTATATTATATTTCGACTCTAGTATCCAGTCAGTCTTGTCTTTAAAAGCAATTACCTTAATCTGATTCAGTGGAGCGATGTCATCTATCTGATCATCCTCACATATAGAAACCAATCCCCAATCAGATAATAATTTTGTTATCCTATTGCGACGTTGTACATCATTACTCGTGAGATTAGCGTGCTTACCATCCAGAGCAAATAGTTCCTTGAAGTGTACAATATAATACTTTCCTTTCTTATGTAATATATGACAAGACTGGAATAGTTTCTTTTCCTTTCTAGATGCTACACCAATTCTTGTAAGAGTTTCTCTAACTTTTAAAAAATCGTCTGGTTGTCGTAGCGTTACCTCAACCATCATTTCAGGAGACCAAGCTATCTCGCCGTCACGCTGAACCATCATTGTATCCTCCAGTATTCAATTTAGATTTAATCAATTCAATTTGATTTTTTGTGAGAATACGCAACGCATCTTTGGCTTTTTCATCTGAGTACTTAAAGTACTGTTTGATGATGTCAAGATCTTGGATCTTTTCCTTTCTCTGCCAAGGAGAGAAACGTTTTTTCTTACGCAAACTATTTAGATAAAAAGAATACTGGAGATCCTTATCTAGATTATATAATCTATTCATTTCATTAGAATAGATCACGGTATCCATAAACCCACTCAGACATTTGTTGATAATGTATGGTGGATAATGTTTACCATAACCTTCACGTTCAAGAAGATTCTCCTTATTAAAATTGATCGAATTGAGATAATCTTTTAAAGGATACTGGTCACGAATGCTCATAATAAATCACCCAAGGTCTCTAAACCTATAGGATGTGTTTGGAATACCATACTATACCTCTTCCGCATACAATCACGCAAGGGAGGTCTAGCAGAGTGTGGTATTACAGAGGTGAACTTAACCAGTCTACCACGCTTAGGTACTATAGACTTTATTATTTCACCCGTAGGTTCATCAACAAATATTGTTTCACCACCCATAGATACATCCCAGTCAGGGTTAAGGTATATCATATAGGTAAACCCTTTCTCTGACTGAGAATCTACGTGTGGTTTAGGACAATCACTAGACTGGAAAGCATTATATAATACTCTCTTAAAATCTTGTCTGTCCATATAGGACATAAACTCTTTAGCAATATCATCATAATCATTGTTCTCAAAGCACTTACCCAATGTATATGCTTCAGAACTCTCTGGACTATCGGCAAGAAAATCCCAATTAGGATATGTCTCTAGGAAATAGAAACCTCTAGATACTAATTTGGGTGGGAATAGATCATCGATGATCTCAATCATACAAATAATTCCTCGACTGCTGTAGGGGCTGAAGTGTAGTTTGTTATTAGAAGTTCCTTCTTGGATTTGTTATCCTTCCGAGCTCTCATACTATAAGTAAATCCAAACTCTTCTTGATGGTACTCTTCAAATAAAGATTTAATATTATCGTTTATATTATATGTGATCATCCAGTTGTGTACACAACGGTCACAATCCTCAGCAAATTTCTTATGATCAAACCCCTTATGCATACCACCTTTCTTACCATAAAGAAAATCCTTTATGTCATATGGTGGATCTAAAAAGATGAATGTATCTTTAGAACCTTTAGCCTCTAGTAGAACTGAATAATCTTCATTGGTTATCTTCCAATGCTGTATATCTTTCTGGTATTCTTTTAGATTATCAATACCTCTCATAGAAAAATTAGATACTGATGCTTGTTTTGAGAACGATGAGTTCTCAGTTAAACCACTAAAGGAACACTTGTTAATAATATAAAAGAATACAGCGGCTTGTGTATCATCTACATCATCTATGTTACTCTTACAATCTTTAAAAAGTCCTTCTGCTTTCTCTGGTGTATCATACTTAGTCTTGTATGTTTCTAGAGTATCAGACAGTTCTTCTCCATAAGATTGGAGTTGACCCCAGAAATTATACAGTTGCCAATATTTATCATTAACCCATACAGGTATATCTGGATTCAATCTAGACACTAAGAGAGCCATAGAACCTCCACCCATAAATGGATCTCTATACTCTCCCAGGTCAGGTAAATGTTCAGACAATAAAGGTGCTGCCCTAGACTTACCACCAGGGTACCTCAATGGGGTTTTCAATTTACTCATCAATAAGATCCATCAATGCACATATGTATGTTACCAGACATTGATATGCGTTGTCCACTAGATTTGAAGGGATACACATAATGATTCATCCACGCAGGGAAGATCCAGAAGTCACCCTTCTCTGGTTTAACTGGTCCTAAAATATTATTTGAATGTGGTTGCTTCTCACCATAGGTAAAATAGATTGAACCTGATGCTTCTGATTCATCGTATACACCTTCTGGTACATCTAAGTAAGCAACAAAACTAAAATCTCCATCGTGGTTATGAACTGGTTGCCAGTCACCTGCTTGTTGGAAGTTAACCCACATAGGTTTGACTTCAAACTCACCATTATAATCCTCTCTCATATACTCTCTCAACCCATAATAGAATGGTTTCATCAACTGTTCATCAGGGTAAATATAAAGTTGCTCCTCAATCTCTCCTACCAAAATAGGTGAAGCATCATCTCTGCATTGGTATGCTTCATCTAGTAGTGCTTTTCTATACTTCTCAGGAAGTTTGCTCTTAAACAAGGTAGGTCCGAAGGGTGAGAGTAACATTACTTGAGTTCCAAGTTTACCATATTCTGACCATAGGGTCCGAAGTTTACACCACCTACAGGTAAAGCATTCCAAGCAATACCTGCACGCAATTCAGGTCCGTGATGTGGAACAGACCAGTGTACCATCCAACTTGGGAAGATGATTAACTGACCCACCTGAGGTTCTATTGCTATGGCATTTTCATAGGTCTTACTTATGATTTCCAGTTGGTTCATCGTACGTGGCGTAAGAGGATCCTGGAAGATCGTAGGAGACCCTTCAGTAAGATAATATATCCCAGAGTAGTATGCGAATGGATGACGGTGTGCTTGATGACACCCGCCCATATCAGGTCCTGATACATTACCCCACATTAAAGAGACCTGGAACTTACCTTCCATTTGATATTGATTCTCTTCCTTAATTTCACCAAGACACTCTTCTATCCAGCTAGTTAAAGGTGCAAACTCTGGAAGGAGATGCAAGTTACCTTTAGTAGTCTCTACCATATTAGGTAGGTTAAAGAGACTCCTTTCTTCACCCTGCAATGCTTCCAACATTGGCTCTGCCAATTCGGGTTTATCAAAGGTGTAGAATTTAACTGGAAAGAACTCGTGGGTGTCCATAGAAATTAATATTCAAGATAGTTCTGTGAGGATTTTTCCTCGGAGCAGAACCAGAATGATAAGTTAGACCATCAAAAATAAGGTACTTTCCTTTCTCTGGTTCTATATATTCTTTTGGTGTTACGGATGTTACAGTTTCACCAGTATACTTTTGATTATATAGAATAGTAGGTCCATCACTATCGTTACAATAGTATATCATAACTGTGTGAGGGAACGGTGCATCTACGTGAGGTTGTGTTGGAGGTGTATGCCAATCATTAATCATTGACTTAGCAGCACGAGCACGGATGATAGGTAGTGTCCCAGTAGGATCAATCTCATCCCATAGTCTCTTAAAGACTCCCTCATATGCAGCAGACTTTGGTTCACCATCGTGAGCCATTATATGTGCAAAGTAAGGATGCTCTTCATACCCCATAATTTTACACACCTCAGAGCTACCCTCATTATACTTAGAAGTAAACTCTTGATAGAACCAAGGGAATGTATTGTCACGACAAAGGACTTCGTATAAGAAGTCCTGAGTCTCTTGGGATACAAATCCTACTTTCATTTTTCCTTCGATCTATTGATGAGAGAGATGAACTTATCGTTGGCAAAGGTACCACCTAAACACACATCAATCTCATCACCATCCTTCCAATTCTCAGTACCATCCTTCTTGGTATGAGCTAATGCCTCAGTGAGGTCATCAATAATCTTCTGGGTAATTTTCATTCTTGTACAGGATCTAACTCCTCTGTAATACGTGCACCAACTGGACCATCAGATTCAATGTCAATCTTGTGTACGTTGATACTTCCTGCTTCAAATACTCTTATCTCTACCTTACCCTCGTAGCAGTGTACACTGACTGTACCATTCTTACTCCAGGATTTAGGACTGTTGTAGTACTTGAATAGTGGGTAAGTGTGTTTGTCATAATG